TGCTCGTGTTATGAATACTGTTGGACTTGGCTTTAACTGGAAACCCACAACCAAGGCAGAGAAAAGAGTTTCTCGGTCTGCGACTAATGCCGAGAAAGCAGACCGTATTCGCAATATGCATCAGTCTGAGCAGGATCGTCTGGAACTTCTTTTTGAGTCTTTTAATGAAGAAGAAACTTTTACTGAGACAATGGTTAAAATTTGGACCGATATGCTTGTAACTGGAAACGGATACATGGAAATTGGCCGCACTAACTCTGGTAAAGTTGGGTATGTTGGACATATTCCTAGTCGCCTTATGCGAGTTAGGAAAGAACGAGATGGGTACGTTCAGTTAGCTAATCGTGTTGCTATTTTCTTTAGGAACTTTGGCGACTCTGAGACTAAAGACCCAATTGGCGACGACCCCAAGCCCAATGAAATTTTGCATTTTAAAGTTTATAGCCCAAATCATACTTTCTATGGAATCCCACCTTCAGTTTCTGTAATCTCAGCTATTGTGGGAGATAAGTTTGCTAAAGAATACAACATTGATTATTTTGAAAATAAGGCTATTCCCCGTTATGCTATTATCTTGAAGGGGGTAAAGTTAAGTGAAGCCTCAAAACGTGAACTTATTACGTATTTTAAGAAAGAAGTTAAAGGCCGAAATCACGGAACACTCGTTGTTCCTATCCCTGCGACTATTGGATCTAACAATGATGCTGATATCCGATTTGAGAAGCTTGAGGCCGGAGTACAGGAAGGCTCGTTCGACCAGTACCGAAAGTCCAACAGAGACGAAATAATTTCTGCGTATCGTGTCCCACCAACTAAGGTCGGAGTTTATGATAACGCAAACATGGCAGTCGCTCGTGATGCTGATAAGACATTCAAGACTCAAGTTGTGAGTCCAGATCAGGTCATTGCTGAAAAGAAAATCAACAGAATTGTCACCGAGTTTAGTGACTTGTTCTTGTTCTTCTTCGAGCAGCTAGATATTATCGATGAAGATTTGCGGTCTAGAATTCATGATCGTTATCTTCGTACTGAGGTTATTACTCCCAATGAGGTAAGAACTCAGGTAGGTTTGCCAGCAATTGCTGGTGGAGATGAAGTATTGATGTACCCCACTAACTTGAAACTGCAGCAAGCTGGAAAGCCTGCTGCGGATGGTACTGGAAATACTAATGCAATGTTTGGAACTCCACCTAAGTCAGGTCAGGATAATGGCTCTAATGCTACTCCTAAGACTGATGGTACGGGGCAAGAACGCGGTGAAGCCCAAGATACTCAGGGCGTAAGGGAAAGAGGTTAAAATGGAAATTGCACAAGTTATTGCTTCAGGGCAAGCTGCATCTACTAATACCATTACTGTAACCAACAGAACCAAGAAATGGATGTTTTCAGCAGCCGCTGCTGCCACTGTTCTCTTGGACGGTAAATATACAATATATTTACCAGCTTCTGCTCCACAATATGTTACAGTTGAGGGAAACTATCAGACTGCAACTATTGGCACAAGCACTGTTAGTTATATTGTATTTGGCTAGTTGACATATGTCATATCTTCTGGTATGCTTCAGGGGACAACATAGCCGTTGCTATCCCAATCTGCAGTATTGCCACATATTGCTAGTAGGGAGATATATATAAATGTCAAATGAAATTACATTATCTATCCCATTCAGCAAAGTTGATATAGCTCGTCGCATTGTGACAGGTTATGCAACTGCTGATAATGTAGATCCTTCAGGGGATTTAATTGAGTATGCCGCTTCTGCTGATGCATTCAAGAATTGGGTAGGAAATATCCGAGAAATGCATGCACCAAAGGCTGTCGGTAAAGCAATTAATTATCGCCCCGTCATGGTTCCCTACCAAGGTCGAGAGTATCGAGGATTTGAGGTTGATGCCTACATTTCCAAAGGTGCCCAAGATACTTGGGAAAAAATCCTTGACGGAACCCTGAAGGGTTTTTCTGTCGGTGGACGTATTGTAAAATCGTCAGAAGACATGGATAAAATTAGTAATCGAACTATAAGACGAATCAATCAGTATGAGCTGAATGAACTTAGTCTTGTAGACAACATGGGCAATCCTGCCGCTGTTGTAACAATGGTTAAAAGGGCTCCTGATGGTTCCCTTACTTACGATCTTGCTAAGTATAAAGTTTTTTACTGTGACAGACATGGAGTTGCTAAAATTGATAATGCTAACTGCGATCATGGCGATGCTATGAGAGAAGTTGGAATTGTTGATGAACTCGATATTGATGTTATAGTTAAAGTAGTACAAACCGAAATGAAAAAAGCCAGTGATGGTTTTAGTCCACCACAAGGTGCTCGTTCTGAAGCTCGTAAGGGTTTGGAGTGGCGCAAAGAATTTAATCGTGGTGGAACTGCTATAGGAGTAGCACGAGCTCGTGACTTATCTAACGGTAAGCAACTTCCTCTTGATACTATTAATAGAATGGTTAGTTACTTTGCAAGACACGAAGTTGATAAAAAAGGTCAAGGTTGGTCGCCCGGTGAAGATGGTTTTCCATCTGCCGGGAGAATAGCTTGGGCTCTGTGGGGCGGAGACGCTGGCAGAACTTGGGCTAACTCTATTTCTGACCGTATGAAAAGAAAAAATGAGAATGAGACAAATAAATCTTATGAGGATTTAAATAAACATTCTATAGGAGGCAATATGGATTTGCATGAAAACGTATCAGATGATACAGTAGAGTCTGTGCAGACATTATCCGATAACGCAAAGGTTGGTTTGATTACCAAGTTTATTACTTGGATCAACGGAGAGACATCCAATGATGTTTCTAAGTCAATCGATGCCGATGGGATGTCCGCAGATAATTCTGTTTCATCAAATACTCAGGGAGCACCTAACGTAAATATTTATGTTGGGCGTAACACTGATATCGAAAAAGCAGATGATGTAACTTCTATCGCTAAAGCTGAAGCTGAAATTGCTATCGTTTCCGTAGAAATTGGAGATGATAGTGAAGATGCTTCAGGTTCAGAAATGGCTTGTCCTGACTGTGGTTCTATGTGTGATGCTTCCGCATCATACTGCAGCGACTGTGGGGCGGCAATGGAAGCTTCTGGCGATAGTGTAACTAAGTCTGATGATTCAGATGAAATAATCACCGATGGTGAAAACGATGGAGGTATCGATATGGATATTGAAAAGCTCATGGAGGGCCTTAGTACCCTTCTAGATGAGAAAATCAGCAAGATGAAGGAAGAAGTAATTGAGTCAGTGGATGAGAAGCTGGCAGAAGTTACAAAGTCTGTTGATGACAAGGTTGAAGGCGTTGCCGACCGTATTGAAAAGGTCGAGGATGCTGGAGCTGTTAAGAAGTCAGTAGATGAAGAAGTTACAAGCGATGAGTCAATCATCGAGAAGAAGGCTGAGTCTTTCTGGGGCGGCATCTTCGTACCAGTGCAAATCGCAGAAGCTTTGGGCTACGAGTCCTAATAGGAGGTAATATAAAATGAGTTCTAGAGAACTATTAGAGAAGGTTGTTTCTACTACGCAACTTGGTGCCGGTGGCGGAGGGGTTCTTAAGCCCCAGCAAGCCAATCGTTTCCTTGACTACTTGGTAGAGCAGTCAGTACTCCTTAACGATGTACGTGTTGTGCGAATGAACAACCCAACCGTAGAAATCGATAAGGTTAGTGTTGGTACACGCGTTATGCGTAAGGCCACCGAGTCGGTAGATGACGGGACGAACGTGGACCCCACGTTCTCCAAGATTTCGATGACAACGGTCAAGCTTCGTCTTGACTGGGAGCTTTCAACTGAAGGCTTGGAAGACAACATTGAGGGCACAAGCCTTGAGGATCATGTCGCTTCGCTTATGGCTCGCCAGACAGCAAACGACCTTGAGGACCTTGCAATCAATGGTAGTGTATCTTCGTCAGATGCACTGCTTAAGGCTCTTGACGGATACATCGTTCGCGCTCGTGCGAATGCCACGGTTGTAGATGCGGCTGGTGCAAACCTTAGCCGCTCAACATTCGACAAGGCACTTCGTAACCTTCCGAACAAGTACCTACAGCGTCGCAGTGGACTGTCATGGTACACTTCGTCAAGCCTGCTTCAGGATTACCTTTGGTCACTATCAAATACTGGCACTGCTGGTATCATCGATGGTACCGGGGCTCCCTCGCCAGGAAGCACTCTCGGTGACATTATTGTCAATGCCGGTACGGGTGCAGGCTCTGGAGGCGGTAGCGCTGTAGTCCAGGGAATCCGTCCGTTCGGTATTACCCTTAAGGAAGTTCCTTTGTTCCCCGAGACTGAGACTGGATCATACTCTGGTGCCGCTGGCAACCACGGTGTGCTTGAGCTGACATTCCCGGACAACAGGATTTGGGGTATTCAGCGTGATATCGTTGTTTATCGCGAGTTCAAGCCGAAGAAGGACACAATCGAGTACACACAGTTTATCCGTGTTGCTTCTCAGATTGAGAACGCCGAGGCTTACGTTCACGTAAAGAACATTAAGGTTCGTAGTTTCTAATTAGTAATAATTATTAGCGTAATGGAGAGCGGCCCTTCGGGGCCGCTTTCTGCTATACTGTTTAGATGGAAAAAGTCTTGCTATATATGGAGACTGGTGTTGGATATTTAACCGCTGATGGCGTGGATTTTTCACGCGATCATCCATATCAATTGGTTTACAAAGCAGAATCAGAAATTTTGCTGTCAACACAAAGATTTCGTAATGCATCTTCTGATGAATTGCGTTCTTATTATAATTATAAAGTTGCTACTTAGTCTAGTTTGTGAGAAACTAGGTATAGGGTAATCACCTGTCATCCTTAGGAGGAATAAATGTCTGTTTTTGGACTTAAAAAGTCAGAGCAAAATAGTCCGCATTCACTTGCAGCTGCTGGAAATCTTGGTATCCAAGTAATTCGCGCTAGCGAGGGTTCGCCGGATTTAAACGAGTTAATTAATGAATATGCTATGCCACATTCTCGGCTTAGCCGTGAGGTACGCAACTATCGTACTATGAACTGGGAAAATATCTATCGTGGCTACAAGAAAGCTAAGATGGCTTATGACAACAACATTCCCACATTTTTTGGGATGCTTTGGGGGACTGTCGTCAGAGATGGTGAGGTTGTAGACCTTGGTATTATTTCCATGCGTGTTGTGACTGATGCCGGGGTAGCGGCTATCGCTACTGGACTTAATGGCAACGCTAGTGCTGGAAACTTTAACTTTCATGGTATTGGGATTGGAACTGGCGCAGAGTCTGCTGCCAATACTGCTCTTGGCTCTGAGCTTACTACTGCTTATGCCACAGACAACGTGCGCCCTACGGGAACTAAGTCTAACCCCACGGCTAACGTATTTCGTACTGTTGCTACCAATACTTTAGATGGAAGCGCTGCTATTACTGAGCATGGTATTTTTACTCAAGCGGCTGTTGCTGGCGGGACTCTTTTAGACCGTTCAGTATTCTCTGCTATTAACTTAAGCAGTGGAGATTCACTTGAGACTACCTATGATTTAACGCTTAACTCTGGAGGATAATATGGCAAATGGTATTTATACTGCCAGTCTTTCTGGCATCTCAACAGGTACTTCACTAAAAACATTGATGGAGCTGGGAACTAGCGCTAACATGAGAGCTACTATCTTAAGTTGGTGGGTAGAGTTTGATGGTACTTCTGGTTCTGGAACTCCTATTAAGGTTGAGTTAATTCGCGGTACGGGCGGCATTACTGGAACATCGATTACAGCAGAAAAGTATACTGATAAGTATGATGCTGCGGTTACTGTTGCCAAGCATACATCTACCAACGAGGGCACTATTGGTGTGACTAATGCGCTAGAGTCTCACTATGTTCACCCTCAGTCTGGCATCTTAGTTCAGTATCCACTTGATCGTGAAATTCAAATTCCTGTGAGTGCTTTCTTGCGCTTGCGTGTAACCGCTGCAGCTTCGGTCAATGCTTCTGTTGGTATTGTCTGGCAGGAGTAGTCATGTCTTTAATCTATTTTTATGTTAGATATTTAGGCTCGGGAACTACTGAAGATCCATTTAGAGCAGATATGCTATACAATCCAAATGTAGATGGCATGGCATTATATCTTGCTAGCAACTTTACTTGCAATGATTTTGAAGGCGCTCCTACCTATACTGAAATTGATTTAACTCAATTTAAACAGTTTACTCTTGTCGCTTGCAATAAGCATGTAGCTATCTGCAGTTTTGAGATGGACGATATCTATGCTTATACTATATTGCTGTCTTTTAACAATTGGCCTTTTATTAGTTGCTCATGGGAGCGCAGCTATGATACTTTTATTGCACATCTTGCTGAAACTAGAACATTTTATGTAGATTTTTTACATGAAATAGACGCTACTTTTTCTGAAAACAATATTCAAGATTATATTAATTCTTTATATTTTATTGACCCCATTCATCTATCTATTGTTTCGTGGATGAACGACATCATGAATGGAGGCAACGCAATCCTTCCAGATATATTAATTGATGGACCATTCTGGAATATGACTAACTTTGAAACATTCTTTCATCAACTTGAGCTGGCCAGTCCAGAGTCCGATTTAATTAAAGCACTAAAAGCTTTTGAAGTATTTAATATAAATACAGCATTGGATTGCGTCCTTGTCTAATAAAACTTCTTTAGATAAACAGTTTAATATTGCTACCGCCGGTGCGGCTGATTCATGGCCTACTGCTTCTGGAGTTCCTACTGCATCTGTTTATGCTTTTGGAGATGCAAATAAATTAACTGAAACTATTTCTGCGCTAGTCAGTGGCGATGTTGTTGAATTCACCAGCGGCCAAATGATTGGCTTAAAATCTGGAACACCAGTCTATGGTGTGAATATGCTTAGCTCTTCACCTAATGCTACAACGGCAGCGTCTACTACGACATTTACTATCCCGCTAGCATCTGCCCCTCCTGCTAATCGGGTTACTGTCTTATTTATTTATTCTAATGGCTCTACTGCAAATAATACTGTAGCGCCCACTAGCGTTACTGGCGCTAATATGACATGGAATCAAGTTGGCACTTTTGGCAACGGAGTTAGAAGACTTAGTATGTATGTTGCTGCCGCCCCAACTTCCGCTGCTCCAACTTCTGCTAGCATTGTAGCTACTTTCTCTGTTTCTCAGTCTAATGTGGCTGCTATCTGCTATTCAATGAGTGGAACCAATGCGGTAAGTTCTACAGAGGCAATCCTCTGCACCGGCATTTTTGCGACTGGCACCAATGTAAGCTCAACAACTGCTACATTTGCAACTACAGCAGTGGATTCTTCTACTCTCGGTGGCATTAATATGGGCTTTGTGCTTAAAAATAATACTTCTACTGGAGGCACTTATAGTGGAACTGGCTTAACTGGCTCCAATCTTACTTTAGCAAATGCAGTAGGTTCTATTTCAGATTTTACCACAACTGGAAGCAGCACAGCTCTTACCTATACAACTGGAGCTGCAGCGTGGACATACATAACCTGTAGAGTCTATTCTCATTGGTATGGTGGTATGGTTAATGTCCCGTTAGTATCTACGACAGGTGCTACTACGGCAGATGTATCTCCGGTAGGAACTTATCAATATTCTATGGTAGCCCCCGCTGCCCCTGCTAAAACTGCTGGTGGAGCATCCTCTGCTTCAACAACATATATTTATTTTTTTGGAGAAATGTCTGCTGGCAAACTTCTTAATTATTATTATGCATCGATAGGATTTGTTTATTCTAATAAAAATGCTAATGTTGCTAATTCAACCTATGCTTTAGTTGGTTTATATAAGGTTGAAAATGGAGTAACCACTTTAATTGGGTCTGCTCAGGGAGCCAATCTTATAGATAGAGCGGCATATGATGTTTGGGATGTCAGCGTAGAAACGTCGCCATCCGGTAGTGGATTATATACTATAAAAATTACAGCAAAAATTCCAGCCTCTGTTGGTGGAGCGCCTGCAGAGACAGTAACCTATACATCTACTGCATTATCTAAATATTCATCTGGAGACTGTAGTGGAGTAATTACTCCCTCCAGAAGGGGAGCATTAATTTCAACTACTCCTGCATATTATGGTGATATAAAAAGTCTGTCAATAAATGATATATCTGTTTCTAATATTAAACCAGCGATGCAGGGTATTAGTAGATCGGCCAACTGGTAGTGGCTAGGTCCCGCAGAGCAACTGCGACTATCTTTAGATTGAACAGAAACCCTCCTGTAGGGGTTCTTTCGCTGTCCTTGTCCGGGTCTTTATCGTCTAGTGGTTCCAATGGAAGCAAACAATCTATTAAAAGAACATTTTTGGCATATATAACATCTAATGCAGTTGTTAATAAATATATATCTAAACCTATAAATGCTAACATTTCTTCAAGCGCTACATTAAGCTCATCAAGATTGTTTGTACGCACTCTTGCTGGCAGCATTAATTCTTCGGGACTTGTTGGCAAATACATAAGTAGGCTAATATCTGGAGCAATTACTTCAACATCTAGCTTAGTTAAATATTTATCAAAAAGTTTGCAATCTTCTATATCTTCGTCTGGAAGCAAGGTTGGCCGAGTATCTCGCAGGCTCATATCTTCCATATCCTCTTCAGCGGCAATTAGCAAGAAGTCATCTAAAAATATTGCTGCCTCTATTGCTTCATCTTCTGTTGTTAAGAAAGCCTCTCGTAGGTTTTTTGCTGGGAGTATATCGCCAGGATCTAGCCTTCACTTAGTTACTAGATTTGTCGCCGTGTTCATATCTCACATATCTTCCAGTGGATTAGTTTCCTCCGGGGTTACTGCGCATAGGCTGATTGCTGGAACTCTTGGTTCATCTGGTACGACAGCCAAACGATTTGGAAGAAGCGTTGCTGGGGCCATATCTTCTTCGGCGCTTCTTCGGAAGGCTACAAGGAGAAGATTTATTGCTTCTGTCTCATCGGGCGGTTCTGTGGTTGCAAGAAAATCAATAGTCCGAAACTTTATAGCGTCAATATCTTCATCTGGCTTAATTCGCAAAAAAGCCTCCAATCACATAGAGGGAATTTCTTCTCCATATGGGGTTATTCGAAAGGCAGCGACTAAGCGTCTACAAGGCGCTGTAACGGCCCTGGGTGCCCTTATTAAGCTCTTTTATGTTGCCCCAGTCCCGATACAGGGTATTATAGAAATATCAAGCAGGGTGCCAGTTACAATGAGCATTGAGGATTCAGAGACAGTTGACATAGATACTATTGATGATATTAATATAACTATGGAGATTAAGTCCATTACCAGCCCCGAAATAACGCAGTTAGACGATTACAACATTACTATTGAGATTAATGCTTTAGTGACGGGAGATATAATTTTCTCTGGCCTTTAAAGATTAGAAAGGGTATAATACATATATGACAACAACAACAACAGTTTATACCGGAGATACTATTAGAGTAAAAGGCACATTTAAAAATCAATCTAATACTCTAATTGACGCTGACTCTAATAATGTCACATTTACTATCTACAATGCTGACTCTTTAAGGCTTGTGAGTACCGGGTCTGCGACCCGACAATCTGCTGGCGTATATTATTATGACTATACAGTCCCAGCCGCAGAGATGAAATATATTGTAGAGCTGAAAGGAAACTTCAGCGCATTGCCGCAATTATCGCGCGCAACGCTTAAAGCGAAGTTCAGGGTCTAAATGGCGGTTCAGTCTTATACCAAGCAGAACGTAGCCTATGTCGCCAGCCTTAGTCTGGCATCTGATGCCGACGTAGTTTCGGGCGTTTATCAAGTTTTTATATCACTAGTTCATGACTGGACTGACGTTGTAGTAGATAACGTAGTTGCTACTAGGTCGTCAGCGGGCGAATACATCTATGAGTTTTCAGCAGACAATATGGGTAGTTTTGGGACTCATAAGATTGTTTGGAGGTATATTAAAACATCTGTAACATATACTTCTACTTCATATATTAATGTATATGCGCAATATGTGAGCAGTGGAGAGTTCTTTGATATCTATCCAGAGCTTGAGACTGCTGCTAGCGATAAGTTTGACAGCACAGAGCGTCGAGTACGTTCTGTAATAGATACTGTCTGTGGTCAAAACTTTCAATCAATAAAAAATAAAACTTTATCTTTTGAAGGTGAAGATCGCGAAACAATATACTTTGGTATCAACTGCACATCGCTCATAGAAGCAACTCAAAAGCCAGACGTTGATATTACTGGCGACTGCGAAATTACGGTGGAGTCTAAAGCCTATGTGCGCAGGATAGAGCAGTTAATTCCTATTGCTACATCTGAAAAGATGTATCTGCAACCTCGGTTTAGCGAAAATGAATTTTATTTATTTCGAGGTAATTGGGGCTGGGATTATGTGCCCACCAACATAACTGATGCTGCGACTCTTCTTATTTATGATTATCTAAATGATGATAATGCCTATGCTAAGCATGGTATTTCTCAAATGAAGATGGACCAATATTCTCTAACATTTGGGGCAGCTGCTATGGCTGGAACCGGAAATATTGAGGTAGATGTATTGTTGATGGATTATACCCTCTATACAATGGGTATGATATGAGCAATCCATATCTGCGATTAATTAATCGTGCAGACATTTACAGCAAAGCAACCGCAGTATCTGCTGCTGGTCAGAAGGTAGCAACTTGGGCTATTTCTTCTTCTGCAGTTTCTTGTGCCTATATTCCCAAATTCACTAAAGAAATTAGCGTTGCAAATGATACAAAATATGGATATGATCAAGTTATTCATTTCTTTTTTGGGCCAGACGCAGCAATAGATTTTACTAAAAGAATATATAATGTAACAGACGCTACTGGCGAAGTTATTGAGGCGGGTCCTGTGGAAATCACAGCAGTATTGTCTATTCCCGGATATAGTGGAAAACTTCATCATTATGAAGTTTCGGGATATAAGGTGATGGACCAATGATAGAAGTAACAATGGATTGTGCTATTGCAGTTAAGACTATGATTCGTGAAATAAGGACTGCTACGGGAAATATAAATAAAGTTCTTGCCATTGGAAACCAGAATGCTCACACTGCCGTAATTAACTTTTTAGATGACCCAAATACATATGAGTATCCTAATGAGCATATGCAAGAAAATAGACCGGGTAGCGACTCGCAGGTACGCACAAGTCACGGCAGCGATCACTTTAAAGTTCAAAGAGTTCAGGACCCTTCAACATCTCAAGCTTTTTATGGGATAACCGTTTCTCCAAATGAGAAAGAGCCAGAACCTATTGGAACATATATACTGGCTGGAACTACCCCCCATAAGATGACAGGTAATCCAACATTAGTTTGGAAAAGATCTAAATCTGGCTTTACCGATGCCAAGCTTGCGGTTAGTCATCTAGGAGCGGCTTCTTATGGCGAGTGGCTTGGAGGCTTCATAGAGCAAATAGCAGAAAATGAGCTTCATAAAGCTGTTGGAACAATCATTGCTCTCGCAGATGATATATGGAGACTTCAGCCCGCAGTTAATCTTGGAACGGCGATTGCGTTCACTAGCAATAAATCTACTGGAAACCGTGAAAATGTAGTTGCACTAGAAGGTGGAACCTTTGGTGAAAAGTCAGGCGGAAGAAGCAGCGGAGAAGGTCCCAGCTGGTTTGAACCTACGGATAGGAGTTTTTAACTTATGATTATATATAGCATTAATCAATATATTCAAAGTGATGCTACCTTGCTATCCTTGGCGGGCAAAGCTTCTATAACGATAAGCCCCATGATTGGTTATGATGAAGATACGGCTCCAGTAATTATATATTACTATTCTCCAGATATAAAAAGTGAAGAAATGTACTATATCCATCATGATACTGTATGGTTTACCGTATTAGATACTGATATTGCCCGTGGCTATGCGATTAGAGATAGAATAATTGCTTTATTAAATCATTCAGATCTCATACAAACTAAGCCAATTGCCGGTACGTATGGTAGACTATTATATATGAACCTATACAGGTCTGCCGATAGGCGGCCTGTAAATCCAGAGGGTTACTATGAGATTTCTTCTTTATTCGAGTTTTGCTGGATTCCAGCAAGTTAATATTGCTTAATAACCAAGAATCTATTATTATGGAGTGGTATGGCAATGTATACTGCAATTACGTACATTGGAAAGACACCTGGTTTTGCCGCAAAGGTAGGCAAACGCATTTATGAATTTGAGTGGCAAAAGTCATTAGGCATTGGTAGGCGGCCCGAAGAGGTCGATTTTACACATGCGATGCGTCTATCGAAACGGCGGGATAGGAACGGCAAAAAAATGTTTGTTCTTGAATAAATAAGGAGGCTATTAAAATGGCTGTAACATTCGCAAATATTATCGTTGGTGAGGGAAATCTTTCCGTCAGCAGCAACGTAGCTGGTGCGACGTTCTATGACGTTGGCGCTACGCAAGAAGGAGTGGTTATCTCGTGGGAGCCGGATATGGTTGACATCGAGGTTGACCAGTTCGGTGACGCAGCACGCGTTATCCAATCTAAGGTTAAAGTTTCAATTAAGACAACTATGGCTGAGAACACATTCTCTAACCTAGCACTTGCTTGGGGTTATGGTGGTATTACCGCATATGGTGACAGTAACGTCACTGATACAACTAAGCCTGGTGTTATCAATGGCTCAACTACGCCTACTCTGAACCTGGGTATTCACTCAGCTCTTCCCGAGGAGCGTAAGCTTAAGGTTGTTGGTCCCGCACCGGGAACAACGACTGCTGTACCGAGGACTCGTACATATCTTTGCACACGTGCAATCTCTATGGCATCTTCGGAAATCAGTTACAAGCGTAATGAGAACATTAAACTGCCAGTATCTTTCCGTATTCTTCCAGACCCGCAATTTACTGGTAAAGAGTATGGTACAATTGCTGACGCATAACAATAACAAAAATTCAAAAACAAGGAGGTGAGTCTTTATGAGTAATAAAGACTTAGCAACAGGAGTTAAGATTTTAATCGGTGATACCGAGGTAGAGGTTCGACCATTGACGATTCGTCAACTGCGTCGTTTTGTTAAGATTGTTGGAGATTTAAACTTCGAGAATCAGGCAGAACTAACAGATGAAGATATTGATAAGATGGTAGAAGCTGCTTCAATTGCCCTTGAAAAAGCTGCTCCTGATCTAGCTAAAGATAATGATGCCATCGAAGATTCGTTGGATATCAGAACCTTTAACGAGATCCTTAACGCCGCTATGGGCGTAGACCCAAACGAGTAACGGAGGGGGGGTCGTCATCTGGTGAAGGAATTCACTTCGATGACCTCCCCCTCCTTACCTACGAAAAAGAAGTATTCTCCGAGTGCGGCGCTTGGAAGAATTTCATGGACTTAGAAGATTGTCTAACCATGGAAGAGTTGATGGAGTTATATGCGAGCGCTATCGAGAGACAAAATAGACTTATGAAGACTGTCGCTGCCGCTATGGGAGCTGATATGTCTGATGACTCTGATTCTAGTCTCGATACCAGCGGGTACGATATTAATAGCTCAAATGATCTTGGTTTCTTGCCTATTAATATGGGATATGAGACAATAGATTAATATGGCAAATATTTATGTTGGTATCCAAGCAAATATAAGTCAACTTACTGCCATGACTAAAGGCGTTCAGTCTTTTGGTCAAACATTCACTAATGTAGCGAAGCAGATGAGTGCTATGGCTACTCTTGCCGCAACGTCTTTTACTTCTCTTGGAGAAGCAGCCGCTGCAGCAAGTGCAGCTGGAGTTACAGGTCAGAGTGCGCAACAGGCAGCTTCTAGAACTACCACTGCAATGCTTAGACAGCAGGCTGCTGCTTATACACAAATGTCTCGCAGTATGGGGGCACAGGCTTTTGGTAGAAATGCTTCCCCTGGAATGGCAGGGGTTGCTAATCAAAGTCGTTACCTGAATAATCTTGCCGCAACTTATCGCAGTCAGATAAATGCTGGCGCAACGCAGGCTCGTATGCCAATGAATGGTCCTGCTGGTGGTTCTATCATGCCAATCGGAAGAATCGATTCCACCAACATGGGTCAGATTGCAGCCGGAACTCAGGCTACATTCAGGCAGGCTTTAACTTCTGGCGAGATGGCTTCGATGAAGTGGGGGGCTCTCAGGAATACCCTTTCTGGTGTAGGAATGCAAATCACTTCTATGGGTAAGAATATGCAGTGGACTGGACGTCAGATGATGACTGGTTTTACTATTCCTTTGTTGATGGGCATTAAAGCCGCAACTAGTATGTTCTTGCAAGTAAACAAGGAAATGACTAGAATTGAAAAGGTTGGAGGCAGAGATCTTTTCAAGAAATTTCATGGATATATTGAAGAGGGTATCGCAGACCAGGTTAGGACTTTTGGTACAAGCCAAAAAGCTGCAGCTACTCTAACTGGTGACCTTGTGTCTATGGGTTATGGCATTGGTGGAGTTAGTTCTGAGGCCATTCGTCTAGGTAAGAACATTCAGTATGTTGCTGCTCTAGGTGACGTTGGCCTTAGGACTGCTACAGATTTCTATCGCAACACTATGAAAGTGTTCGTTGCATCCAACCCTGCAATTAAAACTTTCAACGATCAACTTAAAGGTACTAACTTTATCATTGACCAGTTAAACCAGATTGAAAACAAGACTGTTATTAACTTAAGCCAGTTGGCTACAGCAATGCCTGTTGCTGCTGGTGCCGCAAAATTGTTTGGATTGAATGCTGCCGAGTTAGCTTCAGTTCTTACTGGTATTATCGACAAGGGTCTTCCTCTAGAAACTGCCGCTACTGGTTTGAGTTTTGTTCTTGCTCGCATTGTTGCTCCAACTAAAAAAGCTGGGGAAGTTTATGATAAAGCCTTTGGAAAAGGTGCTTTAGCGGCTATTCAGAACACTGGTGATGGTCTTTCCAAGATAATGAAAATATCTCAAGACTATGAAGAGCTAAGAATTCGTGGAGTTGCGGGAGGCGCAGCTGGCACTAAGAACAATGAGGCTGAGGCTAATAAGGTAATTGCTGAGGTAGTTCAGCGCAGGCAGATTAAAACTTTCCAGCCAATGGCTGCTTCCCTTAATGAAGGAAATATTCAAATTAGAGAAGCTGTCGCTACTTTGATGACAAAATTGCCCGCAGCGGCAAAAATGATGCAAGATTTGAATCTTGATGTTAACAAGTCAAGTTTTCAAGATATGGCTCAGGTTTTAATAAAATATCGTACTGAAATTTTAGCTTCTGGAAATATGACTAACGGTTTCGGTCGAGCTCTTATTGCTAGCTCCGCTATGGTAGACGTCTCGACTAAAGGCATGAAAGAGTTGGCTACCGAATATCGTAAAATGTCCGGTAGAGAAATTGAAATTAAACTAAAATCTCCTGAAGCGAAGATGCGTATCATGAGTGAAACCTTTAAGATGGTTGGAGCAAGCTTGGGTCAATCTATGTTCCCTGCTTTGCTCAAGATAGGTCAAGTTCTTTTATCTGTTTTTGAAAAGTTTGAAAAAATGAGTGCAGGAGTTAGAATATTTCTAGGCAGCTTGATGGTTGGATTGGCTGCGCTTGGACCTCTGCTATATCTTGGTGGACTCGCAGGCAGCGTTTTCGGCGTATTATTTAGGGCTATGACTTCAGTTCTGCCCGGGCTTCAGATGGTAACCAAAGAGGCGCTAGTTGCTGAATATAATTTAACTGGAATGACTAGAAGTGTTGGCATGGTTGGCGACAGTTTCTTCTATCTGGGAAAGAGTTCTACTAGCTTATCTCAAAGACTTTCCAACCTCATAGGAATTAAAAAAGGTTCTGTCCTAGCTGATGAAGAAATGATTACTTCCCAGTCCGTAGTTAATGCGGCTATGGGCGTAACTGAGGCTATGACTGCAGCTGAGGCTGAAAGTTTCTTGCAGTATAATGCCGCAAAGATTCTTGCCACCGAAATATGGACTAGAGAACAAGAAGCAGCTGCTGCGAAAGTTGCACCACTTCAGGCAATAAATGAAGATTTAATGCAAAAGCAAGCCCTTGCTCAAGAAGAACTTACGTTAGCCAATAAAGAATATAAAAATGCTTTAGTTGTCGGTCAACCTGTTAAAGATGCGGAAACAGCCGCTAAACTTGCTGATGCTGAAGCTACTCGGACTCAAACTGCTGCGACTAAACTACACAATCAGTTAGCTGTTAAGGAAAGATCGTATACATTAGCACAAACAGCATCTACAGATGCATTGAAAGCGCACAAAGATGCAGCCTCTGCTGCAGATACGGCAAGAACCAATCTGCAAATTGCAAATGATGCCAAAATTGCTGCGTCTGCTATAGAAACTGAGGCAATACAAGAAAAAATAGCAGCCAAAACCCTAGTTAGGCATTCAAAAGAAAGTTTGCGTCAAGCGAGAGCGGCAGAGAAGGCTCAAGCAAGCATTGTTGAGACTCAGATAGCAAATTCTCCTACTATGGTGGGGCACCCAAGCAGCGTAACTAGACTTAACAAATTAAAGGCGGAAACAATAGCGGCTGAAAGGGCAGAAACAGATGCTTTAACCGCATCTATTAATGCAGATGCTGCTGCTGAGAATGCGAGTCTCGTTTCTAAGAATGCATCTATTGCTGCGTCTGAAGAGGTAACTATAGCCAAGGCAGCCGAAAGAAAAGAAACATCTACTCTAACTGCTGCCACGAATGCTCAGAACGCCGTTAATGAGAAAGGTATAGTTATTGATGACTTGCGAGTTGCAAGCACAGATGCTCAGACTGCGGCAAATATTGCAAAAACTGATTCTATTGATGCAGAGAATATTGCATCTGGCCTGAGGTCAGCTCACGATGCTAACGTATTAGATGCATCAGCCAGAGTGACTACGGCAACTCTTGTAGAGGCCGACGCCACTAATTCTCTTGCTGTTAGCACTGAAGATTTGGCATTGATGAAAGAGCAACTTTTTCTTGGGCAAGCAATAAATACAGATCAGATGGCTGCGGATACGGTTGCAAGGCTTGCTAATGCTGATGCAACTGACCTGCAAGTTGTTGCGGATGGTTTAGCTGAGGCTGAAAAAAATGCTCTAACTGAGGCTATGGTATTGTACAACGGGGAATTGGCGAAGGGCGTTAGCGCAACGGATGCCCTTGCTGCATCTACGCTACTATATAATGAGACTTTAGCGGCAGAAATAGCATTACTTGTTGAGGCCGCTGGGGTGCAAGCGGCAGCCAATTCTACAGCCGTCGCTCCTATTGCTAAAGTAGGTCTTCTTGGAAGAACTGGTGGGCTGCTTAAAGGCGTTGGATCGAAGGTTCTTAAAGTAGGCAAGGGACTTATTCCTGGGCTTGGGGCTGGAGCGGCTGCGGCTGGTGCGGGGGGGGCTGGAGCGGCTGGGGCTGGCGTTGCGGCTGCTGAGGGAGGCGTAGTGGCTGGAGGGGCTGGGTTTGCATCCATGCTAGGTCCTATTGCTCTTATTATTGCCGCTATTGCTGCTGTGATTGCTATTGTAGTTACTTTAGCCAAGCATTGGAAAGAGATTTCCAAGGGAATGTCCGGCGGAATTAATAGCATTAAGAAAGCTTTTAGCGCTGTTGGTGACGCTGTTGGGGTAATTGTCGGGGTATTTAAAGATAGTTTTAAGACTGTTAGCGCAGGCGCCGAGGGTGGCAAGAAGACTGCTAGCGTATGGGAGGGTATCGGTCAGATTATTGGCGGGGTGGCTTCTGCTATTGCTTGGGTTATTAAAGCATTTGCTTGGATTATAACCAAATTAGCTCCTGGCCTCAAGATGGCGTTCGATCCTATCGCTGATGCTTTTAAAGTAATTATCAATATCTTCCAAGCTTTAATGGCAGTATTTCACGGAGACTGGAAAGAAGCATTAGGATATCTAGGCAGGGCTTTTGCTAGCGTAATAATGTTTATGGTCGATCTGATGCAACCTTTTACTAAGTCATTTGAGTCCATTGTAAAGGTGATAGCAAAAGGTGTCGGTTGGCTTGCGGGTCTTTTGGGTGCCAAGGGAATTCAAAAGCAAGTAAATGATTTTGCGGATAAACTTGATATTACTAAGAGCATTAGAGCAGGTTTAGATAAATTAACTAAGAGAAAGCCCGTTGAAGTAAAAACTACTTTTGTAAATAAAACAAAAGAAATTAGACCATCTGAGGTCTTAGTTCCTAAACCTAAAGATTCGTTGGATAGTAGTTCTGGTTCTGGCGGTAAGAATCCTTATGATAATTTTTTGTCGGCGCTTCAGGCAAAACTCAATGACTTTATTTCTTCATTAAAAGATATGATTAGTAAAGAGTTTGATGAAGTTTGGAAGAAACGACTTCAAGTCTTTGATGACCAGATTAAAGCAATGGACGAGGTTGAGAAAAAAGAAGCAGAACTTCTTGCTACTCAGGAGTACGTTCAGAGCCGTCGTGAAGCGCTGAATAAGCGTTCTTTAGACCAGGAAAATTATCGTAGAGATAGAAGCCTTGCGATTTATGAGGGCCGTATTGATGATGCTAGAAACTTAGACTTAACTTTTGCTGAAAATGATAAGGGCAATGTGAAGGCAATTACTGATATTGACAAGGCGCGTGGGGGAGTGCTTCTTAAGGCAACTCGCGACTTGCAGAGACAGAAAATTGCAGATGCCAAAAAAGCGGCTGAAGACTTAAAGGCGATACAAGAGAAAGCGCTTAAAGAGCAGATAGATCTTATCACCAAGTACACTCCCAAAAATGATGCGGAGTGGGTTGCTATGATGGATCAGATTAATGCTACTTTAACTAACTATGGAATGCCACTTATTGCTGGTGCCTGGACTAATGGCCTTGATATGTTTAAACTTGCTATTGCTCAAGTTAAGGTTGATATGAACAACGAGTCTTTCTGGAGCGGTGAATGGGCTTATACTGGAATATATTCTTGGATATCTAAACTTGCTGAGATTGACATTAAGAATATTGTTAAGTCTATGGCCGATAGCGCTAAGTCTGGCATTGATGAAAGTTCTCTAAACCCTGATTCTACTCCTGAAGACAATACAGATACTGGAGATACAAACCCAGATAGCACGCCCAAAGATCCAGCTAGCGGGGATAAGGTACCAAAGGCAGTAACCGTAAGTGATGGAAAATGGGCACAAGCTGGTGGGAAATATCTATATAGAAAATCTAACATTCCAAAGTTTGGACAGATGTTAGATTTTCTATATAAAGCTGACTATAATCCAGATGTTTGGAAAACCTTATTAAAAGATAAGCAATTTGTTGCATACTTGAAAGAGCAAAAATTATTTGATATGTTTAATGGAAGAGTTGCCAATCGTAAAAAAAATGTCAGTTCTCCTGGCGCGCTAGGCTTTAATGAAGCGGGACTCCGTGAGTTCCAGACTCCTGAGCAAAAAGTCGAATCTGTAAAGACATCAAATGCTAAAGCTGGTGCGGACCTGGTGACAAAAATAGCTAATACTTCTATCTATGGTAGAGCAATTATGGAAGATGAATTATCTAAATATCATAGACTTTTTCGTGGGAATTTTCAGTCTGCTCAAGATGTTAAAGATTTAAATAAATTTAGAAAATGGCAAAAAAACAATGGATTCACAGGCAATAACGGTTTAAAAGAATTTATAGCTAAAACAGTGCTGCCAAAAACTGGCGCTGGCGGTATTGCTGGAACTCATTTTGACAAAAAGGGCAATGTAGTTGTAGATGAAGGAGCTACTCCGATAACAGACAGTGATGGCATTGTAACTGGAAAAGGTTTTAAAAATATGGGTCGCGACAAGAGGAATCTGACGAAATCCGGTACAGATGCGCTAAATAAAAACCTGAAGTGGATTAAAGCCAATGTAGGTGAGGCAGTTGTAAAAATGCGTAAAAACTGGAAAGCCGGTGATTCTGAGTATGATGGTATATACGACGATCTGGCTGGAAACAAATATAAATTTTGGATTGACGATAAAGGTCAAATTGTCAAATCTAAACCAGCAAAAGAGGAAAAAGAATCTACCACTGGGGCCGCTGAGTCCGATAAAACAAAGGGCACCAAGGAGGTTCTCGGTGATGAAAAGAAAAATACGGACAAAGCCAACAAGCATGGAAAAAAAGTTGGAAAAGGATATGCTGATGGCGTAGAAGATGGTGTTAAGGAAAATAAGGGAAAGCCTAAAAAAGCTGTTGGTGATTTAACTAGTGAGATGTTAGATCATGGTAAAAAATCTCTAAAGATTGAGTCACCATCTAGGGTTGCTGCCGATGAGATTGGCAAGCCTTTTGTTGATGGTATCGCTATGGGGATTGAGTCCCCTTCGAGCAAGCTTAATTTCAAGAACGCCGTAAACGACTTGCTGGATTCTTATAACCGCATTCGTAGAACTGTTACCCTTCTTATTTCATGGGACATGCAAAATCAGGGCGGCCTCAAGAGTGGCTTTGAGTCTATTATTAACGATGTTCTTGGCAATGGACTCGATGTAAATGCAAATATATTCTCTGCCTTTAATCGCCAATTTGCAGGTTTATGGGAAAACTGGAAAAAAGTAGGAAAATGGGCTGATGCTGTAAACGGTTGGACCGATGAACAAGGTGGAGCAAATGACCATCATGGGCCAATTGAGCAAATAATTAATAACATTGCTCCATTCAAGATGGCTTCTGGAGGTCTTGTTAAGCGTCAGATGGGTGGAATGCTTGCTCAAATTGGCGAGGGTCGATATGATGAAGCAGTTATTCCTCTTCCTCAGGGTATGTCTGAATTTGTAAAGAGTTTCAACTCTGCCAAGACTGCTCCATCTGATTATTCTGGAATGTCAGTTAATATAACTAATAACTCTGCTCCATCAGCCCCGCAAGCTTCGGCAACTAATATCTATGTCGATAATTTCATTGGGGAGCCTGCCTGGTTTGAGTCAATGATGAAAGAATATGGTGTCAAAGTTGCACCAAAAAATCAGCAGGCTTATGGTACAATTAATAGGAAAGTAACGTCTTACCAAGATAATTCTCAAAGGAGCGGTAGAATCTAATGGCATTGCCTAATCTAATTAGTCTTGGTGGCTATGAACTTACCGATCAGGGCCGCACTTTCTCGTCTGCGAGAGATGAGCGCTCAATTCCTGTTGAACTTGCCAGCGGGCTTACAAAGAAATATTTTAAGGCAGTTAAATATTCTTTCAGCCTTAAATGGACTCAGCTTCCTAGCCTATCTACTCAGACATATGATAAGAAAGAAGCTCGCAACACTTTAAAGTTATTATCTGATACTCAGGCAGTTCTTGCGCTAGTTGTTCGTGCGCCGATAGGCACAACTCAAACCTATAATGTCTGGATAGAAAGTTATAGTGAAGACATTATTCGCAGGGATTATCTATCTAATGCAATCTTTTATGAGGTTAGCTTAGAATTGAAAGAACAGTAATATGCAGAGTATTTCTGGAACCCTAGATACTGCCATCAAGGGC